GAGATCATCTCGCCCATTGGTGCCGTGGTGCGGATCGCCTTGTTTGCCAGCTTCATTTTTGGCTGATTTCTAGTGAACCACCCACCACCGAGAAAGCCATGAGCCAAGAACTTACCCTGATCGCCCAGCAAGTGAACAAGCTGGCCACTACGTTTGACCTGCCACCCAGCGAGGAATTATTCAACGTGCTGCGGGCCACCGCCTTTAAAGGCGACGTCACAGACGCCCAGCTCAGCGCGCTGCTGATCGTGGCCAACCAGTACAAATTGAATCCTTGGACCAAGGAAATCTACGCCTTCCCTGACAAGAACAACGGGATCGTTCCGGTTGTCGGCGTGGACGGCTGGAGCCGAATCATCAACAGCAACGCTCAGTTTGACGGCATGGAGTTCGAGCAAAACGATGAATCATGCACCTGCATCATTTACCGCAAAGACCGTGGCCACCCCATCAAAGTCACCGAGTGGATGAAGGAATGCCGGCGCGCCTCAGTTGGCCCATGGCAGTCGCACCCTTACCGAATGCTGCGCCACAAAGCAATGATCCAGTGCGCCCGGCTGGCCTTCGGTTTTGGCGGCATCTACGACAGCGACGAAGCCGAGCGAATTGTCGAAGCCACGCCAGCAACAAGAGTCATTGACCCGTCGACCGGAGAGATCAAGTCTGCCGCTCTGCCCGAATACACCAACGGGCAGTTTGAAAAGAGCCTCCCAGCTTGGCGCGCCCTGATTGAGTCCGGTAAGAAAACCGCCGACCAGATCATCGCCACCGTCTCCAGCAAAGCCGTCATGAGCGAAGAACAAATCGCCATGGTCAAAGCCACCATCAGCAACGTCATCGACATGGAGCCAGCATGAACTACATCGATCTTCCCCAGGGTTCGGCCCAGTGGCACGCCCACCGCGCCAACCACTTCAACGCCAGTGACGCACCAGCCATGATGGGTTGCAGCGCCTACAAGACCCGCAATCAGTTACTGCACGAAATGCACACCGGCTTATCGGCCGAGGTCGATGCAGCCACACAGCGCCGCTTTGATGACGGCCACCGCTTTGAGGCCTTGGCCCGTCCACTGGCAGAGGACATCATTGGAACGGAGCTGTATCCCGTCACTGGCTCCGAAGGTCGACTGTCTGCATCGTTCGATGGCTTGACCATGGACGAGTCCATTTGCTTTGAGCACAAGAGCCTGAACGATGAGCTGCGCAGCGTCATGGTCGACGGCAGCACGGGTGCCAACTTGGCTTTGATGTACCGCGTTCAGATGGAACAGCAAATGCTGGTTTCTGGCGCTGAAAAATGCCTTTTCATGGCGTCAAAGTGGCAAGGCGATGCCCTGATCGAAGAGCGCCACACTTGGTATTCGATGGACCCCAAGCTGAGCGCCGCCATTCTGCAAGGCTGGACGCAATTCGCCATCGACTTGGCCGCTTACATGCCGCCAGCAGAAGCCGCAGCGGTGGCCCTTGGCCGTGCACCAGAAACGTTGCCCGCCCTGCGCATTGAAGTTACCGGCATGGTCACGGCAAGCAACTTGACAGACTTCAAAGATCACGCCTTGGCTGTTTTTGGCGGCATCAACCGCGAGTTGTCCACGGATGCTCAGTTTGCCGACGCTGAAAAAACCGTCAAATGGTGCGCCGACGTTGAAGAGCGACTGGCCGCAGCCAAGCAGCACGCGCTGAGCCAGACCGAAAGCATTGACGCCCTTTTCCGCACGATTGACGACATCAGCGCCGAAGCCCGCAAGGTGCGGCTTGAGTTGGACAAGCTGGTAAAGGCCCGCAAAGAAGCCATTCGCGGCGAACTTGTGGCTGGCGGCATCGCGGCTCTGAATGAGCATGTTGCGGCCCTGAACGCCCGCCTAGGCAAGCCCTACATGCCAGCTGTGCACGCTGACTTTGCAGGGGCCATCAAAGGCAAGCGCACGGTCGACAGTCTGCGTGACGCCGTTGATACCGAGCTGGCCCGGGCCAAGATCGAGAACAGCGCCATTGCCGACAAAATCCAAATCAACCTGGGCACGCTGCGCGAGCTGGCCACTGCCCATGCATTTTTGTTTGCCGATGCGTCAGTGATCGTCCTCAAAGCACCTGACGACTTGACCATGCTGGTGAAGTCCCGCATTGCCGAACATCTGGCTGCTGAGGCCGCCAAAGAAGAGGCTACCCGCGAGCGTATTCGGGCTGAAGAGCAAGCCAAGGCCGCTGCACCAGTCGCCGCACCGGTTGCCAACGTGGTTCCCCTGCCAATCCTCACGCCGCAGCAGGCCGCAAGTCGAATCTTGGCGGCAAGGCTTCCCGATGCTCAGAAAACACCGCCAACCCTCAAGCTGGGCCAGATCGGCGAGCGCCTGGGCCTTGCCCTGACTGGTGACTTTCTGAAAGCCCTTGGCTTCGAGCCAGCTGCCCGCGACAAATCTGCCCTGCTCTTCAATGAATCAGATTTTCCCTTTATCTGCGAGGCACTTGTTTCGCACATCCAGCGCGTCCAAGCCAAGCAAGCCGCGTAAACCATCCCCACAAAAAAGCACACCCATTATGAAAATCACAGTCAAACACTTCCCCGGCCAGCACCCGCAATTCAACGTGTCTTTGCACACCACCGACACATCGGAGCCATTCATTGAAATCAAAGGTTGCCGAATCGTCCACGGCTCCAACGGCGAGTTCGTTTCTTGGCCATCGCGCAAGCAAGAAGACGGCAAGTATTGGAATCACGTTTACGCCAGCGACAACTTCAATGCCGCCGTGCTGAAAATCGCCAAGGAAAGTGCCCCGGCAGCACAGCGGCCAGCAGCACCACAGCGCCAGGCACCACGCCCACAGCAAGCAGCCGCAGTTGGCGGGTTTGATGACATGGACTCGGACATTCCTTGGTGATGACTATGAAATTCAAAAAACCAAAACCATCACGGATTCAAACCGTGAGTCTTTTTAAATTGCCACTGGATGGATGGGGTGTCGTTGCGGTGATTGGGTGTCTCCTGATTGTGGCTGCGTCGTTTTTGTTTGAAGGGTTGACATGACTTTTTACGATCTTCTGAACGCGCATTGGGACAGCATTTGCTTTGGCTTTGCTGCCATTCTTTTTGTTGCCGCCGGGTATTGGGGTAAGACATGACGCCCTACCTCACCGACAGCGAGGTCGCCGACATCTGTTCACCACTCACCGCACCCTCTGCGCAGATACGCTACTTTCAAAAGTTGGGTATGCTGGTTCACCGCAAACCAGGCGGTAAGGCGCTGGTGGCACGTGCCGAGTTCGAGCGCGTGCTTGTAGGCGCCAGACCCGAAGCGATCACCCAAGGCCGCGGGCCAGACCGGACCGCTCTTATGAATCTATTCAAAGGCAAACGCCATGGGACGCAAGCGTAACGACTCCAGCCAAGGCCTGCCCCGCCGGGTGTACCTACGGCGCGGCACCTTCTTCTACGTTCACCCCGACACGAACAAGTGGGAGAACTTGGGCAAAGACCTGAGCCTCGCCAAAAAGCGTGCTGACCACTACAACGATCCAGCTGGTGTCTGGGGAACCATGACTTGGTACTTGGATCAGTTCCTTTTGGACTGCGCGGAGCGCGTCAAGGTCAAGGACTTGTCCAAGCGCACGCTCCAGGACTACATCAAAGACTCGATGCCGATCCGCACCTTCTTTGGCACCATGATGCCGACCGAGGTCAAGCCCCACCACGTCAGCGAGTACCTAGACCTGGGCGCCAAGATGAACCGGGCGGTCCGCGCCAATCGAGAAAAGGCTTGCTTGTCCAGCTGCATGAGCTGGATGCTGCGCACCGGCCAGGGCGCCATCACGGTCAACCCCTGCATGCGTGCGTCGGGCGTGGTGCGCAACAGTGAAAGCCAGCGCGAGCGCTATGTCACCGACGCAGAATACAAAGCCGTCTTTGCAGTCGCGCCATTCCAGGTCCGGCTGCTCATGGAGATGACGTACCGCACACTGCAACGCCCAGAGTCCGACATCATCCGCTGGACGCCGGCGGTCATCAAAGCAAAGGACGGCGCCCGCGTGCTCAGCTTTAGGCAGCATAAGACCGACCGCCTGGTGGACGTCGGGTTGCCCGATACCTTGGACCAGATGATTCGCAAAAGCATCGGCGACATCCCCCGCTTGCACCAACCCCTCATCCACACCCGCGAGGGCGAGGGCTACACCTACGACGGCATCAGCGCGATGCTGCGCCGGGCGCTGGTGAAGGTGCGCGAAACCGTGCCGTCGTTGGCCGCGATGGAGTCGTTCGGCTTTCGTGATCTGAAGGGCAAAGGCGCCACCGACATGTGGTTGGCCGGCATCCAGATCGAGCGCATTCAGATGCTCTGCGGCCACGCATCGAAGAACACCACAGAGAAGTACATCAAGGCCCGATGGCGTGAGACAGCTGAGCCAAACCGGGTGGAGATGGCGAGCTGAAAAAGTGTCTAATATAAATTATGCGCAAATCCAAAATCTCAACGGAATCAAGGACTTACGCGAAGCCGATACAACCGCTTTGATCCTCTTTTTATTAGACGTTTATAATCAACAATCTAGCATCTATGCGCCTTGGCGGGGTGCTCGAAATGGGGACTGTTAATCCGTAGGTCCCTGGTTCGAGCCCAGGTCGAGGAGCCAGAATTTACTGTTCTAGAACAAGCACTTAGGTCAAAAGCCTAGGTGCTTTTTTCTTGCCCGTTCACCAGAATATTAGACGTTTATTAGACGCTGTCTAATATTCTGCGAATTCAAGGGGCCGCAGCAGCCTTGCTAAGCAGCTCGTTCTTTTGGCTCGACCCGTTGGTGGTGCCGTACCAATACGCCAAGACCAACATCGCCACGGCGTCCATCAAACCCAACACCCTGCCGACCACGATCTCGCTGGTGCTTGGTGGGTAGCCGAGGAAAAGCACCGCGCACTCAGTGCCCAGCGTGATCGACAGCAGCACCAGGCTCAGCCAGAACAAAGGATTCTGCGTACCGCCCGCGACGTTGGCCGTACGCGCTGAGTCGCGGTCTTTGAACGCCAGCTCGGAATACCTAAAGCCTCGTTCCTTTTCGTCAGCCTGGTACTTCAATTCGAGCAGCTTGATCTCGCTGATCTGGTCGGGCGTCAAGCTGCCACTGGTGATGGCCGACGCGATCCGCTCTTGCGTGGCTTCGGTGACACCAAGCAGATTGCCCACCGCCGATACAGCAATGCCGGCCAGCGGCCCGCCGAAAGCCGAGGCCACGGTTGGAGCCAGCGACTTGAGTGTGGTGAGCCAGTCCATATCAACCCCCAATCAAGTTTGCTGCAATGCGTCGAGCCCAACCCGCAGAGAACGCGGACCAGGTCTTGAGGTTCGTCATGAACATGAGCCGATGGCCGTTGTACCTGGCGGCAACAGCTGGCGGGCTGAGCTCAGCCAAGGCGGCCAGTGACAGCGGGCCAAGCGATCCGTCTGGCGTTGTGCCAATGGCCAGCTGCAACCACTTGACCGACTGGCCGACGCCTGAGTTCACCGCGCCGTCGAACAGGTCGAAGCGCACCTCAGATGGCAATTCGTCAGCCCGGCACTTGACCCAGAAGTCGCGCCGGTAGATCACCTTGGCACCGTCCATGGTGAGCGCCTTGATGTCCACCGCCGGGTAGCTGCGCTTGCTCACGCCCCAATTGGTTTCGCCACCGGGGTCGCGCGCGTCGTTGACGTAACCCCCTTCGTGGCCGATGAGCTGCTCGAACGCCTGGTCGAAGTCCATTTATTTCACTCCAGTTTTATCAAGTCGGTCAGCGATACGCTCCACCTGCCGGTCGAGACGGCCCAGTGTTTCTTTGACGGTGATGTATGCGTCGAGCGATCTTTGATCTTGGTTGGTGTCAACCTGCCGTTGGAAACCTCGCGTTTCTTCCATGACGGTTAACCGCTTATCCAGCGTTGACCATGCCGTCAGGCCAGCGATCAGAAAGCCGATGAAGGTCAGGATATGACCGAGGTTGATCGTCCGGTCAAAGACAATCTTTTTAGATGGGGTAATTTCGTCGGCCATGTCAGTCCTTACAGGTGCTTTCCGCTTGGATCGAACGGATCAAGAAGTGGAGCAGCCCACGCCGCAATCGACTTTCTCCAGCAATCACAATCATTTAAATGCCGCTTGAGCCGAGAGGTCACCGTGGTTTCTTGCGGCAGTTCAAGCAATAGAACAGTCATGACAGTGACGTTGACAAAGAAGTCCAAGGCGTAGCCAATAACCAAGGCTACAGACCCCAGCGCATAAGCCGTTTTAGACAGCTTTCCCTCGTCCTTCACCCGCTTAATTCCCATCACGCAGATATAAAAAATCCAGAGCATGAAGGTGCTACCCAGCCCAATCAGCACCGCATAGCCAGCGTCTAGGTAAGTCATAGTGCTGCCGCCTTTGTAAATAGATCATCGAGTGCTGTATCGTCAAGATTCAAGAATGCAGCCAGTTGCACCAGCAGAGGATCACCACGTTGGACCGTATTGGCTTTCTTCCAGATGATCTGTGCCTCACGCGGCATTTGAGTTACAGCAGCCTCAACGGCGTCTAAGTGACCGGCAGCGAGTAAGGCTAGTTGGGCTTGACCCATCGTCACCACGGTCGGCACGGGCTCCACAAAAGCCACATAAACCGGCAAGGCAGGCGGCACGGCATCCGGGAAGTCCGCAGCCGTCAAGCCAAAGCGGTTCACGGTGGACTCGTCTTTGACGGCCACCCAAGTCGCAGCTGCGTCATCCCGGTCAAGCCGGTAAAGTGACCCGGCGAGCTGCACCATGAAGGCGTCAAATTCGGGCGTGCCCTCGGCGGCGGCCAAGTCTTCAGGCGTGTTGATGAATGTCGATTCCATGGGTTTTCCTTATGTGGTTGAAGAGGTGGCAGGTGTCGGCGTGGGCAGCGTGGCCACGCCATGAGGCGATAAACTTTTGCAGGCGGTCAGGCTCGTCGTATTTGACGAACTGCGCGATCTTGCGTTTGGCGCGGGTCACCGAGTCTTTGCGTAGCAGCTTGTGGCGCGGCCAAATGCGGTAGCCCAAAAAGTTGATGCCGGTGCTGATGGGTGCCACTTGCCAATGGCTGATGCCCAAGCCCAGCTTGTCAGCGCTGAGGGTCTTGATGTCCTCAAACCAGTGGCGCAATTCGTAGGGGTTGCTGCTCAGCACCACGATGTCATCCATGTAGCGCGTCCACTCGCGCGCGCCAAGCGTGAAGTGAATGAACCGGTCCACCACCCCGCCGTAAACATTGGCGAACAACTGGCTGGTCAGGCTGCCGATCGGGATGCCGACACCGGTGGCGGGCAGCATGGCTTCGATCAAGGCCAGCGTGCGGCGGCAACTGATTTTCTGGCGAATGAGGCCATGCAACACAGCCCGGTCAATCGAGTAAAAGAACTTGCTGAAGTCGGTTTTAAGAAAGTGCGTGGCCTTGGTGCGGCGCAGGCCAGACTGCACATGCCGCACGCCTGCATGCGTGCCCATGCCCTGCCGGCACGCAAAGGTGCCGGGCAATAGCGTGGCCTCAAAGATCGGGCCGATCACCGCCACCAGCGCGTGCTGCGCCACCCGGTCTTTGAACTCCAGCGCGCTGATGGTGCGCGCCTTGGGCTCGTACACGGTGAATTCTCTGAAGCCGCCTTGCACCCAAGTGCCGGCCAATATTTCCTCACGGAGAAGCGCCAAGTTCATCTCGGCGTACTCTTTGAATTCGAGGTAACCCCACGTCAGACGCTTGCCTGCGGAGGTGCGCTGATACGCGAGCCGCAGATTGTCAGTATCTGCAATTTGCTCGATCAGGTGCTTGTACTTTTTACCCATCACAACGCCCCTGCAAACCCAGCAAGCCAGACACGACTTTCACCAAGGCTTGCGCCTGGCTACTCGTCGTTTTTCTGAACCCCCAAAGGTATTTGCCGAAGCAGGACAGCATGGCTGACCACACAAAGTAAGGTCGGCCCAGCGTGCCGTGGCAGCGCCGGAGCGAATTTATAAAACTTGTGTCCTCACAGACGCCGCGAGAACCGATGTTGTTGTTCGAGTTCGTGGGCGAGTTGTTCCAGTTCGAGCAACGCGAACCGGAGTTCGACGTTTCATCCCAGTTGCCCCCAAAGATTGCGGCGTTTATACCCATGTCACCCCCTACGCCTTTGCTTGACGATCCACGAGCCCAGCATCTTTCCCACCTCGGCCACCAGCACCTGCGCTGTTTGGACTTGATGGGCCGTGATGCCGCGCACTTGCTCGCCGCACAAAAACCGCAGCCAAAATCGCAGATGGGACAAGCCCGCGTCTGCGACGTACAAGCGGGAAACCTGACTCGATTTCCCCGCCTCTACAAACAATTGGACTTGCCCCAACAGGCAGTCCAGAAACATATCCCGCGCCACGCCATGCTTGCGCGGCAAGCTCTGCGCAATCGGGTACAAATAGCGGATGACCGACTCGTATTTTTCGACCACGGCCATGGGCTCGTAAGTCTGGGTGGCGTCGGATTCAGGTGTCATTTAAATTTCAAAATAAAGAGTGAAAAGGGGTCAAGGCGGCTGTCGCCGCCTACTCAAGAATCAGGGGGTCACAGACGCCGCGAGAACCGATGCTGGCGAGCGAGAGCGTGGGCGAGTCGCTCCAGGCCGAGCAACGCGAACCGGAGATCGACGTACCACCCCAGAAGCCCCCAAAGAACGCGGCGTTTTCCATTTGGTACGTTGAGCCGCGTCCGCCTGTATTCGCAGTCCATACGGCACCGGCTGCGCCACCGCCAAACTCAGCGCCCCATACATACAAGTTGCCGCTGGCGAGCATCACGCCCCATTTGCTGGTGTAGGCGGCGCGCAAGATGGTTGAGCCGGGGTCTGTGCCGCCGCTGCTGGCTTCGGTGGTGCCGTAGGCCAGAGCCGCAAATTCGTCATACGTCGGCGGGCGCTTGCCCACACTGCGCAGCACTTCATTGGCCTCCCACCAAGTCAGTGTGGTGTAGGTGGTTGTGCCGTTGCCACCGAACTGCGCGGGTACTTTAGGCGGTG